TTTGGGAAACGCAAATGTGGTAAGTATAAAAAGACATCTGGTCCTAAGGATAAGCCAGTTAAACCATATAAAAAACAAGGGCGATGAAAAATACTTGTGCAAAAAGAAAATACAAATGCAAATGTGGAACTATTAACGAGTGCTATGTATGGCAAAGTGATTTACAAAAGCATTATTTAAAATGTAAAAAATGTAGTGAGTTAATAGATTATGACCACATGGTTAAAGAAGTTAAACCACAATTACATTCTATTAGAACTGACACAAAAAACCGATAATGGATATAAACCAAATTAGACCTAATCCAAGTAATCCAAGAAAAATTAGCAAAACAGAGTTTGAGAAACTTATTAAATCAATACAAGAAGATCAAGATTTGTTAGAAGCTAAACCGATTATCATTGATGAAAACAATGTAATTCTCGCTGGGCATCAAAGATATAAGGCTTGTTTAGAATTAGGCATCCAAGATGTACCAGTTAAGATAATGGCTAACTTATCGGATAGAAAAAAGCAAAAGTTACTTGTAATTGATAATACCCATAACGGAGAATTTGACATGGACATACTGGCTAATGAGAATTGGGATTTGCACGATTTAGCAGATTGGGGAGTTAATTTAGACTTCTTTATTCCAACCATAGAAGAGCCAGAAAAAATAGATAATACTAAGAAAGCAAAGGTTTGCCCTAATTGTGGTGTATCTTTGTAATTCAGAGAAAATTCAATGAGATATGGCGAACGAACAGAATTTAAAGCCATTCCCTAAAGGAGTAAGCGGAAATCCAGCTGGTAAGCCAAAGGGAACGGAACATAGCAAGACAAGATTAAAAAGATTACTTGATTTAGTACAAAAGAAAAAAAACCCAATTACTGGAGAAGAAGAAGAGTTTACAGTATTGGAGTTAATGGATATGCAAATGATTGCTAAGGCATTAAAGGGCGACCAACGAGCATATCAAGAAGTGATTGATAGATTAGAAGGTAAGCCTAAGCAAGCTACCGAAGTTGAGGTAAGCGGTGGAATGAGTATCACTTGGGAAGAGAAAAAAACTTATATAGGAAATACCGGTAGTTTATAAAACATTATGGAATTATCAATAAAGCAAACAACTGCCCTTGACCTTCTTGAAGATAATCGTACCAACGAGGTTCTTTTTGGAGGCGGGGCAGGCTAACCAAGGCGGAGGCAAAACCGCTTTAGGGTGTTATTGGCAACTAAAGCAAAGGTTAAAATATCCAAATACAAGAGGCTTGATAGGTAGAGCCGTCCTAAAAACACTTAAGGAAACTACTCTTGTGTCCTTTTTTCAAGTGGCAAAGATGCAAGGCTTAGAAGCTGGTAAGCATTACAAGTACAACGGACAAATGAGCCAGATAGAACTATTTAACGGCTCTGTAATACTATTAAAAGACCTTTATGCTTATCCTTCCGATCCAAACTTTGATGAATTAGGTTCGTTAGAGATTACAGATGCATTCATAGACGAAGCCAACCAAATAGAAGATAAGGCACGAAATATTATCAAGTCAAGGATTAGATACCAGCTTGATGAAAACGAATTAATACCTAAAGTTCTTTACACTTGTAACCCAGCAAAGAACTGGACCTATTCAGAGTTCTATAAACCCCAAGTTGATAACACAATTGCACCTAATAAGCGATTTATTCCTTCCCTCATTGACGATAACCCATTCATCTCAAAGCATTACAAGGAAAACCTTTTAACCTTAGATACAGTATCAAAAGAGCGTTTGCTATTTGGTAACTGGGAATATTCAAATGATCCATCAACTTTAATAGACTATGACAAAATTCTTGACGCTTTTAATAGCGGCTATTTACCTACTGGTCCACGCTATATTAGTTGTGATGTTGCTCGTTTTGGTAGCGATAGCACTGTTATTGGCATCTGGGATGGCTTTCGTGTTAAGCTACATCAGTACAACGGCAAGTCGGTTGTTGAAGTGGCTGAAATAATCAAACGCTTTCAAACGGAGTTCCAAATACCTACATCTCAAATAGTCATTGACTCTGACGGGGTGGGCGGGGGAGTTTGTGACCTGCTTGTTGGTTGCAAGAACTTTGTAAATAATAGTTCTCCATTAGAAAACCCTATAACAAGACAAAAGGAAAACTTTGATAACCTTAAGTCTCAATGCTATTACAAGTTAGCAGAGTACATAAACGATAACAAGATATTCATTAACGCAACTGGCACAATCAAAGAAAAGATTATCCAAGAGTTAGAGCAAGTAAAACAAAAGTCAGTTGATAATGACGGCAAGAAAGGGATTATTCCTAAAGACAAAGTGAAAGCGTTGATAGGTCGTTCTCCAGACTTTAGCGATTGTCTTGCAATGCGAATGGTTTTTGAATACACACCTAAATTTCAAGTAAGCGTATTTTAACACAAAATAACTAACTTTGACTAAAATATACACAAATGGGATTATTTGACTTCTTTAGCAAAAAGAAAGTAAACACTCTTTTACCTACATATCCTCTTGGTTCAACAGTAGCAATACAAAAAGGGATTGTAACTTGGCAGGGGCAAAATGCACAAGCGTATGTTCGTGATGGCTACCAACAAAACGATATAGTTTATTCAATCATTAAACTTATTACAGATAAGGCTAAACTTGCTCCGTTTCATGTTTACAAGGTTGTAGATGAAACTGCTGCAAAAAGATACAAGTCTTTAATGAAGCAACCAGATAAGATTGAGAACTGGAACGAAGTAGAAAAATTACATAAGAAAGCATTTGAGATATATACTGGAGATGCAAGATTAAACGAACTATTAAAATACCCTAACGATGAAGATTGTTGGAGTGATTTGATTGAACAATGGTGCGGATTTAAGTTACTTACTGGTAACTCTTTTATTTACTCTAAAATGATTGAAGGTGGAAATAATAATGGCAAACCTTTCGCATTATACGCATTACCAGCACAATATATGGCAATCATTGCCGACACTACAGTATTCCCTCCAACAAGAGTGGGTTACCAATTGTACTACGGAGAGATGTGGACTTTTGACACAAAGGAAATATTACACGACAAATTCTTTAACCCTGCTTGGAATGTAACTGGTAACGAGCTTTACGGACAATCTCCATTAATGGCAGCGGCAAGAACTTTAACTCGTTCTAACGAAGCTAAGACGGCTGCGGTTGCATCGTTCCAAAATGGTGGACCTTCTGGAGTATTGTTTATGAATGACGATAGATTTGATCCTACAAGCGGTACGCAACAAGCTCAGGCACTTAAAAAGGCTATTAGTGAGAAAGGCGGCTCTGCTAACTTTAATTCAATTGCGGTATCTGGTTATAAGGTTGATTGGAAGCAAATTGGTTTAAGTCCAGTTGAACTAAACATCATTGAGAGTGAAAAGTGGGATATGAAATCGCTTTGTAACATTTACGGAGTGCCATCTCAATTACTAAACGATGCAGATAATAAGACTTACAATAACCAACGAGAGGGCGAAAAAGCATTGACTTTGCGTTGTGCTATTCCTTTGTTAGATGCTATCACAGAGAACCTAAATAGAAAATTACATAGTGATTGGGGTTATAGAGGGACTAACATTTATGTAGGTTACGATATTCAAGTTTATCAAGAATTAGAAGCAAATAAGACGGAGCAAGTTGATTGGTTAGATAAGGCTTGGTGGATTCCTCCAGCACAAAAGTTAGAGATAATGGGTATTAAACCTGCTGAATATATACCAAGCGAAGAATTAGAGAAACTTTATGTTCCATCTAACTTGCAACCTTTAGACCAATTCCAACCATTAACTATTCCAGACGGAATGAATAAAATATCTTAGTATGGCAACATTTGTAGAGTTTTTAAGTACACTATTAGACGCTAAAGAGCAAACTATTGTTTGGCACAATCAAACGATGAGTTACGCAGAGCATAAGGCTTTAGATAATTTTCAAGATGAGTTAAGCGAGTTATACGATGATTTAGTTGAAAGCACAAGTGGTATTTACGGAAGACCTAAAAACTATTCCGTTGGAACTTTGCAGAACTATATAAGTAATGACCAATTAATGAAGTATTATAGGGGTCTTTACGATTATGTACAAAGCACAAGAAAAACTATCTATCAAGATACTTGGGTTCAAAATCAAATAGATGAGATTGCTGCACAAATTGGCAAATTGCTTTACCTATTAACTTTAAAATAATGAAACACATTAACAAGTTCTTGTCTTTAGTACAAGAATTAAAATCTACAACTGGTATCAATAGAGAAGGTATTCAACAAGCCTTGCGTTTAGCAACAGACAAAGAGGTTATAAAGCCAAATTCTTGGGAAAGACCAAGTGCTGAACAAGAAAACCAATACATTATGAAAAATGGTATTGTAGAGTTTAGCAAATGGTTTTTAGGTGTTGATTCTAATGTTGATCCAAAAACTAAAGGACATTGGACTTACATTTATACAAGCGATTTTAAAAATGTTGATAGAGCAGGATTGATAGCAATTAGACAAAGAGCAGGACAAAACGGAGAAACTGCAATATTTAACGCTGCTGGGAAAATACTAGATATAATAGACAAATAATGATTTGGCAAGAATATAGGAAGTTATATTTAAACGCACTTAAGACCTATTCGCCTAAGTTCAAAAAAGAACTACAAAAGCAAGTGGATACTTATTGTCGTACGCAAGATTATGCTGCAATGAGTTCTAAAGGCATTGCGAAGACAATTAAGCAACTCCATGTCGCTTTGGGTACAAAGATGGCTAACGATACAAATAAGTCCATTAAAAAGGCTACAAAAGGCTTTTACGAGCCATTTGAGGTTAAGATGAGCCAAAACGATATTTATGCCTATGTAATTCTTCAGTTCTTAGAAAGGCAAGGTGTTGGAGCAATAGCAGACGAAATCACGCAGACAACGGCTAATCAAATTGCTGCATACTTACAAAAAGGATTTGAAAATAACCTAACTATACAAGAACTTATCCCAATGCTAAAACAAGCTGGGATAACTGACTTTAGAGCGGAGTTGATAGCAAGAACGGAAACTGGTCGTGCTGCTAACTTGGGTGCTATGGTTGGAGCAACTGCAACTGGTTTAGTAACATTGAAGGAATGGATTTCGGCACAAGATGCAAGAACAAGAAGAATGCCGCCAAGCTATGCGGACCATTTAGTTATGGATGGAGTTAAAGTACCATTTGAAGAGCCGTTCAAAGTTCCAACAAGTCCTAAGGCAAAAGGAGGTACACACATAGGAAGTGTTGAATTAATGATGCATCCGTGCGATAGTGGAGCAAGTGCGTCTAATGTATGTAATTGTCGTTGCACAGTTGCTTTTGAAGCACAAAGAGACGCAAACGGAAAACTAAAAACATTTGACAACTACCCTCCAAAAGGCGACATTGGTTTCATTTGGGGTGTACTTGGAAATATAGCAGGAATGGAAATTGGTAAATTAATTGCAGACGCATTACAATAAGAAAAAAATTAATAACTTTGGCTTATGAGTAAAATTCAGTCAAAAGATGTGATTGTTGAAAAGCAAGACATCGGATATAACATAATGGATGTTGATAGTGAGCAACGCAGAGTAAAAGCGGTATGGGCAAGATGTGGTAACATAGACTTGGACAACGATATTATCGTGCCAGAAGCGTTTACAAAGACTATCAAAGAGAGAGGACCTGAAGGGAAAAACTTAGTTTGGTCTTTGGTTGACCATTGCTCTGACATGAACAATGTTATTGGTAAGCCTGAGAAACTTTATGTTGAGGGCGATATGCTTATTGCTATCACTCCAATCGTAAATACTGAGAAAGGAGAAGATATTATTGAATTATACGAAAGAGGTTTAATCAACCAACACTCAATTGGATTTAGCACAATTAAATCTAATGTAGATAAGAACGGAGTAAGAACAATTACTGAACTTAAGTTGTACGAAGGTTCAGCGGTTCTTTGGGGTGCTAACCCAGAAACTCCTACTTTAGGTTTTAAGTCTGAAGCTAAAGATGCAGACAAAAGACAAGAATTAAGCAATAGGCTTGAAAAACTCTTGAAAGCATTTAAGGGTGGTCGTTTCACAGACGATACCTTTAGCTTGATGGAGATAGAAATAAAGAGAATTCAAAGTGAATTACTGGAACTTGAAATCGTTAAAGAAATCACTCAACCCGCATTAGCAGTTGAGCCGACAATTGAAGAGAAGAAGCCAGAAGTTAACGCTGAAGTCTTAAAAGCAATCAAGGAATTTAATAACTTATTTAAAAAGTAAAAATGGAAAATTTAGAATTAATTAATGAAATGGCAGAAAATGTAAAGGGCATCAAGTCTGATGTTTCTGCTCAAATCGAAGAAGTAAAAACTTCTATCAAAGTTGTTGCTGACGAAATGCAAAAGCAAATTGATGCACAAAATGTAGCTTCTAAGAAAGCTGCAAGTAAGCAAGTAAAGTTCATAGATGAAGCTATCATGGAAAAATTAGAT